CCCATACGGGCCCGCGGTGGTTCGCCGCCGCATCAGAGGCCGGACAGATGGCAGCATCCGACCACGCGCCACGACAGTCCCGAAGTTTCCCCTTGCCTAGAAGGGGGCGTCCACAGATGGGGCACCGTCCCGGCCCTTGCCGGCCCCGCCGTCACGCCCGCCTCGGCGATGTCGTGCATGCCCGTGAAGGCGGCTGTGGAGCTGATCGCTGGTGCGCTCGGCACGGTCCCGGCCGGCATCTTCCGGTCCGAGGGCGGCGGGAAGACCCTCCACGCCTCGCACCCTGCGCACCCTCTGGTGGCGCTCGACGCCTGCCCGTGGATGACCGCCGGCAAGATGCGAGAGCAGCTCACCACCGATGCCTTGCTCACCGGCAACGGCGTCGCCCGCGCGAACGTCGTGGAGGACCGCGTCGTGGAGCTGAACCCGCTCCGGCCCGGCCAGGTGGGCATCGAGTTCGACCCGATCACCACCGAGCCCCACTACCGCGTCCAGTGGATCGGCGGATCCGAGGTGCTCCGGCACGACCAGGTGCTCCACATCGCGGCCCCGTGCAGCCTCAACGGCGTCTCCGGCACCGCCCCGATCGTCCACGCCCGGCAGGCCATCAGCCTCGCCTTGGCGCTCGAGGCCCACGCCGCGCGCCTCTTCGCCCGTGGCGGCCGTCCCTCTGGTCTTCTCCGGCTCGACCAGCACGCCACGTCGGACACGATCAAGCAGATCGGCGCAACCTGGTCGGCGCTCAACGCGGGCGACCAGTCCGGCAAGACGGCCGTGCTGCCCAAGGGCGTGCTGTTCGAGCAGCTCGGGCTCAGCTCTGTGGACGCGCAGTTCATGGAGCTGCGGACGTTCGCGATCCACGAGATCGCGCGGGCCTTCAACGTGCCGCCGACGCTCCTCGCCGAGCTGTCGAAGTCGACCCTCAACAACTCCGAGGTGCTCGGCCGGCAGTTCGTCCAGTTCACCCTCTTGCCGTGGGTGCAGGCGTTCCAGGACGCCTACCGGCGGCTCCTGATCCCGGTGCAGGATCGGCAGACCTACTCCGTCATCTTCGACCTCGACGACCTCCTCCGGGCCGACAGCACCGCCCGTGCCGCGCTCATCACGGCCCTGCGCTCGACCGGCTCGGCTACGGCGAACGACGTGCGCGCCCTTCAGGGCCTGCCGTCCCGGCCGGACGGCGACCGGCTCGAGAACCCCTACACCACCAGCAACGCGGCCCCCGCCGCCAACCCGGCACCCTCCGATGTCTGAGACCGCAGTCACCGCCTTCGTCGGCGACCGCGAGCGCCCGCTCGCGCTCACGCCGCCTCAGATCCTGGAACTCGAGCGCACCACCGGTGCCGGCATCGGTGCCCTGGTGCGCCGGGTGCTGCCGGGCGACTTCCACGTGAAGGACACCGCCGAGGTGGTGCGCCTGGCGCTGATTGGTGGTGGCGCCGAGCCGGCCGAGGCCGCGGCCCTCGTCGAGACCTACGTGACCGCTCGCCCGCTCCACGTTGGGCACGAGCTGGCGACGCTGATCCTGATGGCCCTGTGGTCCGGCAAGCCCGCACCCGCACCGCAGGCTGATCCCGACGCCGCGGCTGTCCTGGCCGCCCTGGCGGGAGGTGCAGCGTGACCCGCGAGGAGCAGTTCGAGCGCGCCCTTGATCAGCAGGCGCGCCAGCACCGCATCGCCGCCCGCCAGGCACACATCCGCTTCCTGATGAGCAGCGGCGTGCCCCTCGACCGGATCACGGCCCTCAACACGGTCTTCGACGACCTGAACGGCCAGCGGTATCGCCGGGAGGCCGCGTGAGGTTCGAGCGCCTCGAGTTCAAGGGTGCCGTCACGGTCGACGACACCGGCACCATCACCGGCCTGGCCTGGCCATTCGGATCGCCCGACCGTGTCGGCGACGTCATCACCAAGGGCGCCTTCGGCAGCATCCGGCTCCCGGTGCCGATGTTGTTCGGCCACGACCCGAACGACCCGGTCGGCACCTGGAACGAGGCCGTCGAGACCGAGGCCGGGCTCGAGGTGAAGGGCCGCCTCCTCGTGGGGGAACTCGCCCGTGCCGACGAGGTGCGCGCCCTGGTGCGCTCCGGTGCGGTGGGTGGCCTGTCCATCGGCTTCTCGACCAAGGCCGCCACACCCCGGCAGGGCGCTCGTGGCCGCACCATCACGGCCCTCGACCTCGTCGAGATCAGCCTCGTGACCGTCCCTTCCCATCCTGGCGCCCGTGTTCGGTCCGCCAAGTCCGGCGCGGCAGCAATCCAGCTCGCCGAAGCCATCAACCGCGCCGCCCTGGCGCTTCGTAAGTAGAGAGAAAGCAGATCCCATGTGCATGAACGCCGGCACCCTCGAGGGCGCCCCGATCGAACTGAAGGACGCCGAGGTTGATCCGGCGGAGATCGTCACCAAGGCTCTCGCCGAGCTCGAGAAGAACGTCGGCGACCGCCTGGCCGCCCTCGAGACCAAGTCGGCCGACACTGCCCGCCTCGACCGCATCGAAGCGGCCCTGAACCGCCGCGGCACCGCTCCGGTGGAGACCAAGGCCGCGGACCTGACGCAGAAGGCGTTCTTCAACTTCGTGCGCCACGGCGTGGAGCGTGTCGGCGCCGAGGAGCAGAAGGCCCTTGTCGTCGCGACCGGCTCGGCCGGTGGCTACCTCGCCCCGCCGGAGTTCGGCGCCGAGCTGATCAAGCTTTTGGTGCAGTATTCACCCATCCGGCAGTATGCCCGCGTCGTGACGGCCAACGCGGGCGTGCTGAAGTATCCCCGCCGCGTCTCCTCGCTGACGGCCTCGTGGGTCGACGAGACCGAGGATCGGCCGGAGTCCGAGCCCACGTTCGAGCAGATCAGCATCTCTCCGTTCGAGCTCGCGACCTTCGTCCCGTTCTCCGTCCAGCTCCTCGAGGATCAGACCTACGACATCGAGGGCGAGCTCGCGGCCGAGTTCGCGGAGCAGTTCGGCGTGGCCGAGGGCGCGGCCTTCGTGAGCGGCACGGGCGTCGGCCAGCCCAAGGGCCTCCTGACCGCCACCGGGATCAAGACCGTCACCACGGGCGCCGCCGCCGGCTTCCCGGCCAGCAACCCGGCCGATGTCCTGATCGGCGTGTTCCACGAGCTGCCGGCCGTCCACGCCAACAACGGCGTGTGGCTCGCGAACCGCAAGACCATCGGTCTGATGCGGACCTGGAAGGACGGCACGGGCCGTTACCTGCTCCTCGACCCCGTGTCGGCCGGTGCGCCCTCGACCCTCCTCGGCCGTCCCGTCGTGGAGTGCGTGGACATGCCCGACGTGGCCGCGAACGCCACGCCGATCGTGTTCGGCGACATGCAGGGCTTCCGGATCGTCGACCGCGTCCAGCCGCAGTTCCTGCGCGATCCCTACACCCTCGCCGGCAAGGGCCAGGTGCTCATCCGCGGTCGCAAGCGCGTCGGCGCCGACGTCACGCACCCCGACCGCTTCGTGAAGCTGAAGGTCGCTGCGTAATCGCCAGCAACAACGGCCGTGGCACTAGCCACGGCCCCACATCTCGAAAGGATACGCAGTGAGCTACACTCCCGCATTCAATTCTACCTTCTTCATCGGCACGCAGAAGCCCGCTTCTGTCGTGACCGACTACACGTCCGATACCTGGCAGCAGGTGACGGGCATCAAGTCCGTGGGCGAGATCGGCGACAAGGTCACCGAGATCAAGTTCGAGACCCTGGACTCGTCGCGCCCCCACAAGCTCAAGGGCACGCGCGACGCGGGCTCATTCGAGCTGACCGCCGGCTTCCTCGCCAACGATCCTGGCCAGGTCGCCATGCGCGCGGCGGCAGCGTCCAACGACAGCACCCCGTTCAACTTCCGCGTGGCGCTCAAGGACGGATCGATCCGCTACTTCAGCGGCCTCGTGATGTCGGCCGAGGGCGTCACCGGCAGCGACGCCAACGCGGTGCAGATGGAGAAATACACCATCAGCATCACGGGCGCCCCGCTGATCGTTCTGGCGGCGGCCTGATCCGATGCGGCTCGCGGACGACATCGTGGTTTCGATCGGGGGCGCCAGCGTGCGTCTCCGGCCGACGCTGCGCGCCGCGATCCGGCTCGAGCGCCGGCACGGGCTCCTCGAGCTCCTCAAGATGGTGGCCGAGGGCAACCTCACCGCCATCAGCGACCTGATCCGGGAGACGGCATTCGAGGGCGATCGAAACCTCCTCGATGTGTCGGTAGGTGGCCTTGCTCGCATCCTGGAACTCGTGACGCCGGCCCTCCTCGACCTGGTGCTCGGACTCCTCGGCGCCGACCCGGATGCCGCGGCGAAGCCGGCCAAGGCCGACGCTGCGCCGGTCCACATCGGCGAGGCCCTGGCCAAGCTCTACGGCTTCGCCACTGGGTGGTGCGGCTACTCCCCGGCCGTCGCCCTGGACAGCACCCCCACCGAGATCCTGGCCGCCTACGAGGCGAAGCTCGACTTCCTCCGGGCCATCCACGGCGCCGCGGACGCGCCCGCCGATGATGCGCCCGAAGCCTCCCTCGACGATCAGTTCGCCGTCACGATGGCGCGCCTCGGCGGTCGCGTGGTCAAGCCCGAGGAGCTCGCCCGCTGATGCCCGTCGCTCCTCCCCGGATCTGTGCCTGCGGCCGTCGTGTCCCCGCCGGTGTGCGCTGCGCCTGCCAGACGCGCCGCGATCGCGAGCACGACGCCCGCCGGCCCTCGGCCGTGGCGCGCGGCTACGGCAGCAAGTGGCGCGAGGCCCGCGCCGGCTTCCTGGCCAAGCACCCGACGTGCTGCCGGTGCGGCAAGCCTGCGACCGTCGTTCACCACACCACCCCGCATCGGGGCGACCGCGCCCTTTTCTGGAACCGCGCCTTGTGGGCGCCGGTCTGCCAGCCCTGCCACGACGGCCCCTGCCAGGCCGAGGAGAAGCGCCCGTGATCCCGACGTTCTATCCGCCGGTCGCGCCCTCGCCCGGCACGACGCAGAAGCCGGAGCTCGCGATCCTTCGTGCTGATTTCGGAGATGGCTATTCGTTGGCTGTCCCCAACGGCCTCAACCACATCCGGAAGACCCTGTCGCTGAAGTGGGACGTGCTCACCGCCAATCAGGTCAAGAGCATCACCGACTTCCTCGAGGCACGAGGCGGCGTCGAGCCGTTCTACTACACGCCCCCTCGCACCACCACGTCTATCAAGTGGACCTGCGATGATTGGAACGAGACCATGAACGCGGCTGGCGTCTCGTCTTTCACCGCCACCTTCAAGCAAAACTTCTCCGTGTCATGATCACGCTCGACGGCATCACGAAGTCCATCGGTGAGTGGGCGCTCGATTATGGCATCCCGACCAAGCTCATCCGGTCCCGTCTCAAGCGCGGGTGGAGCGAGGAGCGCGCCGTCACTGAGCCAATGGTGGTCTGGCGCGGCGAGAAGCTACCGGCCGACGCCATGTTCGATGAGGAGCCCGAAGCACCCAAGGTGCGCCCGCCGGCTCCCCGACCTGTCCCGGCACCGATCACGCTCACGCCGGCACACCTGGCTCTCGCACGTCGCACTGCCCGTCGCCATCGGCATTCCGCCAAGCTGATCACCTTCCGCGGTGTGAGCCTGACCTGCGCGCAGTGGGCTTCATGCCTGGGGATCAGCCCGCAGGCCATGCACGTCCGGCTCAAGACGAAACCCCTACCCGAAGCGCTCACGCCGCCCCCGACATGGCGCATCAAAGGATCTCCGGCATGACCCCCGGGGGGCGGTCGAATACTTCGCAACATAGCCAAAGACCGGTCCTGCTCCTCCCCTCGCACAACTCCGAAATTGGACTTTTTTCCTGGAACGAGATGAACCGATGTCCTCCGTCACCCTCGAGTCCGTGAAGGCTCACCTCAACGTCACGAACGACCTCGACGACGAGCTCCTCACCGAGCTGATCGCGGTCGCGGAGGACTGGGTCGCGCGCTTCACCGCCGGCCCCACCGATAACCTCGAGCCGCCGCTCCGGCAGGCCGTGCGGATGCTCGTGGCCCACATGTTCGAGAACCGTGAGGCGTCGCTCGTGGGCGTGACCGCGACCGAGCTGCCGATCGGCCTTATGGACCTAATCCTGCCGTTCCGGGCCTGGGCATTCTGATGCGCGCCTCGCCCTCCCTCACGGTGCAGAAGGCCATCCGGAGCCGCCTGGCGGCCGACGCTGGCGTTGTGGCCCTGGTGCCGGCCGCGGCCATCGCCGACCGCCACGGGCTTCCTGCGTCATTCCCTTCGATCGTTCTCGGCGAGGATGTCGAAACGCCCGCGAACCTGGACCTCGCCCGGCGCGGGACCATCGTCGCTTCGACGCTCCACATCTGGACCCGCGAGGCCGGGACCGCCGGAGCCAAGGCCATCGTGAACGCGGTCCGTTGGGCGCTCGACGTAGACCTGGTGCTCGACAGCCTCGACCTCGTCGACCAGCGCGTGACCGGCGCCCGGTTCCTGCGCGATCCGGACGGAAAGACCGCGCACGGCATCCTGACGTTCTCGACGACGGTGATGGAGCCGCTGTCATGAGGGCGGGCCGTCTCGACCAGACCATCACCGTAGAGCGCCGCGTCGAGACGCTCGATGATGCCGGCACGCCCTTAGAGGCTTGGCACCCGGTCGCGACTGCCCGCGCGGACCTGATCCAGAACACCACCGAGGCGTTCCTCCGCGAGCCCGGGCAGACCGCCGAGGCGCGCGTCGTCTTCCGCGTGCGGTTCATCCCCGAGCTGCAGCTCACCGACAGGATCGTGCTCGACGGCGTGCCGCATCGCCTGGTGGAGGTGAAAGAGGTGGTGCGCCGCCGGGTGCTCGACCTCCGGTGCTCGACGGTGCTGCCGTGAAGGGCCGGAAGCCCGCCACGCTGCCGGCCAGCGCCGCAGCCGTCGCCGAGGTGCCGCGCCCGCCCGTGCTCCTGTCGAAGGACGCCCGGGCGGAGTGGAAGCGCGCCGCCGCGGTCCTGGTGGAGCGCAAGATCCTCACGCCGGCGGACTACGAGACGCTCGCCTCCTACTGCATCGCGATCGGGATGCGGAACGACGCCCTGCACACCCTTGCGAAGGACGGCGCCACGTTCGTCACCCCGGCCGGCATGGTGAAGCGCCACCCGGCGGTCGGGAACCTGAACGATGCCATCGCCCTCGCCGCGCGCCTCGCCGCGGAGCTCGGCCTCACTCCCGTGTCCCGGTCCCGCGTGATTGCGCACGAGGACGGTGGCGATGACCTTGATTTCCTAGATTAACGTGGATTGGCACCACAAGTGTCTGTTAGCTTGATAATAGCCATATCAACATCTGACAATTTTTTCTGCTCCGCAGAGTCTATTTTGTCATTCTTGTCCATGTATTCCTTTAACACTAAGGACCTATCTTCTTTATTGATGATTTTGCTAATGATATCTCCCGGGAATGTCATTGCATTCATGGAGTTTCGGAATTTCATCATTTTGAACTCCATGTATAGCTCGTGCATTTTTGATAAATCTTCTGACCTTATCGAGCATACGAAGGCATTGGCCGGAGAAGTAGAGACGCATAATACGGATAATAAAACGAATATACGGGATTTCATCTTTCTGATTGTCCTTTTTGGGGATCGAATAGGAAGCGGTCTATGACAACAAACTACCCATTTTGGGTTCATGATGGCTCGCCGCTTCCAGACCCGTTGGGCTACGGCGAGCGTGCCGTCAACTTCCTGCGCAACCTGCGACACCCGAAATCGCGGGCACCCGGTCGCGCGTTCCAGCTTGACCCCTGGATGGAGCGGATCGTCAGGGCAATATATTCTCCTCGCCATCTTGATGATGATCCTGAAAATCAGATCAGAAAAGGCGATAGGATCATTAATAGTGTCTTTCTGATGGTCCCAAGAGGCAACAGAAAGACTAGTCTTGGTGCTGCTCTAACCTTGTTGCATACCATCGGCCCGGAGCGCCGGCCCCTCGGCCAGGTGGTGTGCGCCGCCGCCGATCAGAAACAGGCCCGCATCGCCTTCGACGAGGCCGCCAGCATCCTGCGCCAGGACCGCCGGCTCACGCCGCTAGTGAAGATCAGCGACGCCCGGAACCGCGTCACGAACCGCAAGCACGGCACTTGGCTCGAGGCCCTGTCCGCGGACGGCGCCACGCAGCACGGCCGCACGCCCGACTTCGTGCTGATGGACGAACTCCACGCCTGGAAGAACAGCTCGTTGTGGGAGGCCTTAAAGACCGGCCTCGCCAAGGTGCCGAGCTCGCTCAACGTCATCATCACCACCGCCGGTCGGGGCTCGGCGGGCGTGCCGTTCGATCAATACCACTACGCCCGCCGCGTCGCCTACGGCGAGATCGACGACCCGGGCCTGCTGCCGATCTTGTTCGAGGCGCCGAAGGACGCCGACTGGCGGGACGAGGCCGTGTGGCGCGAGGTCAACCCGGGACTGCGCTACGGCTACCCGGCGCTCTCCGGCCTCCGTCAGCTCGCCCGCGAGGCAGCGAACCGCCCGGCCGACTGCGCCTCGTTCAAGCAGCTCCACTTGAACCAGTGGGCGGACGGCGCAGCGGACCCGTTCTGCGACCTCGAGACCTACGACAAGGGCTCGGCGCCGTTCACCGCCGAGGGGCTCGACGAGCTCAGGACCGCGCCGTGCTGGCTGGCGGTCGACCTCTCTTCGAACCGCGACTTGACCGTCATCGTGGCCGCGTGGCGCGACGGCGCCGAGGGCTACATCGTGCGCCCGTGGTTCTTCTGCCCGAGGGACAACCTCGAGGATCGCGAGCGCTACAGCGGCCAGCCTTATCGGCAGTGGGCGACGGACGGCCTGGTCACCGCCACCGAGGGCAACGTCGTCGACTTCCGGGCCGTCGAGATGAAGATCCGGGAGCTCTGCGACGAGTTCGACGTGCAGGAGATCGCGTTCGACCCGCACCTGGCGCGCAACATCCTGAACAACCTCCTCGAGGATGGGCTGCCGGCCGTGGAGATGCGCCAGGGCGCGATCACGATGATGCCGGCGATCAAAGAGCTCGACCGCGCCATCACGGGCGAGCGGCTCCGGCACGGCGGGCACCCGGTCCTGCGCTGGAACTTCGAGAACACCGAAGTCGAGACGAACAGCCTCGGCCATCTGGTGCGGCTCACGAAGAGCAAGCGCAAGCTGCCAATCGACGGCACGGTGGCGGCAGCAATGGCGGTCGCGAGAGCTTCGGCAGGCGAAACCAAATACCTGAAATACGAACCTATCATCTTGGAGGCTGCATGATCGGCGCGAGCATCAACGGCCTGACCGCCCTGACCCAATCCCTCACCCTAGGCAGTCGCGTGCGCGAGGTGGCACAGCGCGCCGTAGAGCACCAGGCCGAGGAGCTCGCCGACGCCATCCGCGAGGCCGCCCCGGAGGACTCCGGTGAGCTGCGGGACAGCGTGCGCACCGAAGCCGGCGAGGAGCAGCTCACGGTGATGGTGCTGGCGGGCGGCACGCCCGAGACCACGAAGACCTCCGAGGCCGGCAGCTTCGACGTGGCGGTGATGACCGAATACGGCACCAGCAAAACCGAGCCGCAGCCGTTCTTCTATCCCACGGTTGAGGCTCGGCGTGATAAGATAAAGTCCAACATTGACGCGGCGATCAACCGCGAAATCACGGGAGATTGATCGTGTCTGGACCACTTGCCATTGCGGTAACCGGCAACATCAGCAGCTTCGAGAGCGCGATGAAGCGCGCGACCGACCTGGCCGCGCGCCACGCCACCGACATCGCCGGCAACCTCTCGAGCGCCGCCACGAAGATCGACGGCGCGTTCACCGCCCTTAGCTCCGGCGCCGGCTTCGCGACCCTCGCCCGCCTGCCGGCGCTCGCCCGCAACGCCGCGGTCGGCTTCCTCGCGTTCGAGGCCGTGAAGTTCACGATCATGGAGACCGCCCGGGCGGCGGCCGAGGCACAGGAGCGGCTCGAGGAGCTGGTGAAGCTCGCGACCCGGGCGAACGCCGCGGGCGTGGGCACGACGTTCCTTCAGTCCCTCACCGGCCAGGCGAAGGAACTCCACACCGAGGCGGGGAAGCTCGAGGCGATGCTCACCCGCGCCCGCGAGGCCGCCACCATGCGGATCGGCGAGGGCAAAGAGGCCGCCTCCTCGGCCATCGAAGACCGCCTCCGGCAGAACGTGGCGGCCGGCAACCTCGGCGCCGACGCCCTGTCCCGCTACCGGGGCGCCGACGACATGGAGAAGCGGATCAGGATCATCCTGGACTTGATCGAGCAGCTCCAACGTGAGGGCCGCAACCTCGCCGCCTTCGACCTCGGCGCCAGGATGTTCGGCTCCGACTTCGAGATGCAGCTCCGGAACGGCGTCGACATCATCGGGGCGATGAAGCGCGCCCTCGACGGGCTCACCGTCGGCGACAACGGCCGGATCATCCCGCGCGAGGAGATCGCGCGCGCCAAGGTAATAAACGACCAGCTCGAGGAGGCGCGCCGGATCATGGCGGACGCCCTCCGGCCCCTGAACGAAGACATCGCGCGCTGGCAGCAGGTCCAGCTACAGGCGACGGCCGACCTGGTGACGGTCGCCGCGCAGCTCGTGGGCGTGTTCGGCCAGGTCTACGAGCGGGTGCGCGCCGTGGGCGATGCCATCACGGCGATCGGCAACCTCTCCATCTGGAAGACCATCCGGGAAGGCTTCGACGCGGTCGGGCTCTCCTCGACCAAGGGGCTCGAGCTCGTCGACCCGGAGAAGATCAAGGCCGCCGAGGAGGCCGCCGGCCGACCGTTGGCCGTGAAGGTGGCGCCCCGCACCGACCGGTCCGTGTCGCTGCCGTCGGTCTCGTCCGGCCGGGCCGCGCGCACGGCCAGCGGCACCGAGACCGACCAGCTCGAGTCCTTCATCAATTCCCTGGCCAAGGCGAACGTCGCCCTGCGCGCCGAAGTCGAGAACTACGCCAAGTCCAACGCCGAGAAGGCGGTCGCCATCAACCTCGCCAAGGCCGAGGAGATCGCGAAGCAGAACGACATCACGCTCACCGAGGCGCAGATCGCGAAGATCCGGCAGGCGTCGACCGAAACGGCCACCTACAAGGACAAGCTCGCGGACCTCGCGCAGCAGCAGCGCCAGGCCGCCGAGGCCGCGCGCTACTTCGGCGACGCGCTCTCGGACGGACTCGCCGACGCCATCCTCGAGGGCAAGTCGTTCTCCGAGGTGCTGAACAACATCGTCAACCAGCTCGGCCGATCGGCGATCCAGGCCTTGATCACTGGCCAGGGTCCGCTGGCGGGCCTCCTCGGCATGGCCGCGCCCGCGAGTGCCGGCAGCACCGCCACCGGGGGCTTGATCGGGCTCATCGGCAAGGGCTTGGGCTTCGCCGAGGGCGGCTTCGTCTCCGGCCCGGGCACGTCTACGTCGGACAGCGTCCCGGCGCGCCTGTCCAACGGCGAGTTCGTGGTGAACGCCAAGGCGGTGCAGCGGCACCGGGCGTTGCTCGAGGTGCTGAACTCCGGCGGCAGCGTCGCCCACTTCGCGGCGGGCGGCTTGGTCGGACCCGGCAGCATGCCGGCGCCGGCCGTGTCGCCGCCCGCCGGCGGACCCACGATCAGCATCTCGGCCCCGATCACGCTGCAAGCGCAGGGCGGGACGCCGGAGCAGAACCAGGAGCTCGCGAGGATGATGGGTCAGCAGGTGGAGGGCGCCATGCGCCGGGTAGCGACCGAGGAGATCCTCCGCGCCCTGCGCCCGAACGGCCTCCTCCGGAGGTAGCGCCGGCTGTTCGCAATTCTGATCTATGCAGAAAGACGGTGTTGACGGATGTCGAGGTAAAGGCGACATACGCTGTCAGAGTTTCTGGCCAGCGTTGGGTGGTGTCCCGTCAATCGGCATCGACACCCCTATGGCAAGCAACGGCTGGCCCCTGGAAAGAGCAGCCGTTGCCCATCCCGTTAAGGGATGTATCGCCTAGAGCTGGCCTGTCTCAGCGCATTAGCGCTGGGGCAGGCCCCGGCAGTGCGACGTTACCGTCTCCCACCGGTTGAAGCGGAACCGCCGGTATGACCGGACAGGCACCGACTTCGGGAACACGCACACGCTTTTCATGGCAATAGTCCATGCCGGGAAAAAGCCCGGGCCTCCGGGGCACTGTGCCCCGGCGTCAGAGGGCAAAGGCGACCGGAGGTGCGTGATTCGCGTTCCGTGACCAAGATGAAGAAAGCCCGGCGCGATGGCAAGAGGGTGGAGACCAACTTTCACCATAGTCCAACGGTCCGCCGCAAGACCGCGTTAAGGTTTCCGATGCCGCCTTTAACGAATCATTAATCATTTAGAGCCCGCGCATGCAGTGGAACTCACCTGCACGACGCTCGAGCTTGGCAGGACGTCTCCACCGCCTTGATGAGCCCACCCCACTTCACCGCTGCGACAACCGACCGCAGATGCAAGCACCCGCACAGGGTCCGCCCGCTCGCTACGAACCAACAAGCAGTAAACCAGTAAACTGCTTGTTGGGAGTTTTAGATGCCGTCCCCCGTTGCCATGATGAAGCTGCCCGCCGCACGGGCGGAGCAGATGAAGACCCTCGCGCGTGACCTGGGCGTCACCGCCACCGAGGCGCTCGAGATACTGCTGAACCGCGCGATTAAGACCGGCGACATTGCCGACGTCCTCCCCGGGTTCGATGTGCGCCGCGAGGGCGGCCACGTCGGCCTCACGCTGGACGGCACGCCCCTGCCCGCGATCAACCCCGACATGGCGCGCCACGTCGCCGACGACCTCGAGCACGCCGGCACCGCCCTCAAGCACGGCAAGGGGATGCCCCGCTGGTTCGGCCGCAACGGCTACGGCGGCACCGACTTCATGCTGGTGATCGGCCGGCTCGGCACCGGCGTCGTCGTCTCGTTCGAGGAGATGGAGCAGGGCCAAGCCATCGGCGCCGGCCGCAAGGTCCAGGCCGCGATGACGCGAGGAATGGCCGTAGACCTCGCCCGCCAGATCCGCAACGCCGCCACCAACGCATAGAGAAAAGCCGCCGAACCGGAGAGGGTTCGACGGCGGGAGAGAAATGAAATGCCCTATCAATATAGCGACACCGCTCGCCCTGATCAAGCCGAAAGCGAAGATTGGCTCGAAGAACTTGCGGATTTGACGCTGCCGCCGCGGGAAGTGACGGAACTTTCTACCGCGAAAGTCCAGGAGATCCGCGCGCTGTTCGAGCGCGGCGAGGAGCGCCACTACGGGAGCCGGCATCCGGCCGACCTCGCCGTGGCCGAGGCAAAGAAGCAGCGGCGCGCCGAGGCGCAGAGGGCGCGGAAGCGGCAGGACAAGCAGAACCAGCGAGCGCGAGAGCGGGACGTGCGGTCGAAGGAAGCCGCGGCCGCGCTCGTGGGCCTCGACGTGCGGCCGGTGATCCAGGGCCATGTGGACCACGAACGTCTGGAGCGCGAGACCGCCGCGCTCGTGGCGTGGCTCGCGACCACGGGCCGGGAGCAGGGCGCGCTCAAGGGCAAGAACGGCGCGTCGCTGGACGACCTGATGGCGTCGCGCCGGGTCCACCTCGCGGCGCAGGCGATCGGGAACCCGGGCTACGGCGAGTTCGCTCGCCTCCTGGCCGAGGAGACCGGTCGCCCGTGGTCGAAGGATCAGGCCCGGCGACGGCTCGCCATGCTCAACATGCTCGAGGAGCCGGGCAAGCCGTGGGCCGGAGGTGGTGGTGACATCGGGGGTGCGGGTCTTTGAGGTGGTGACAGGAGGGGTGCGGGTCTTGGCTCCGCGACCTCGGCACGCCAGGACCCGCACCCGGAAGCAACCTATTGAGATAGTTGGTTTTTATCTTGATCTTCGGGACGCAGCCTCGAGCCGGAACAGCAAAAGACCCGCACCCCGGATGTCACCGCTTCCGCATAGATATAAGAGTAGAGGTAGGAGAAGATATACATACAACCTAGAAACAGCGCGGCGGTGACATCCGGGGTGCGGGTCTTTGGGATACCCACCTCCGGTTCCCCTTTTGGGGTTTCCCTACAGCTACACCCGGCCCACCCTTGGGGTCTTCTCCTACAGACACTCCCGGTTCCCCTTGAGCTGCCCCGGTCCGGTATGGGGCTAGAATTGATTTAGAAGCCCATGGGCGGCGTTTCTGGGGCTCGGGGCTGGAACTACCTTTCCAACACAAACGCCCGCCTGTGACTCTCCTACGGCTCCGGCGCCTCGTGATGGGCGCCGCCTGATCTTTCCTCGAGAATTTCGTTGCATCGCCCAAGATGTTTGTTCACCTGGACCCGGGCCACCCGCATCCGGAGAGCCCGATGATCCTCTACCACTACACCGCGCCGCAGCACCTTGCCGGCATCGCCAAGCACGGCCTCACGGTGGGCGACGTGCCCACGGACGTCCGCCGGCACAAAGGTTGCGTTGGCGTGTGGCTGACGACCTCGCCCGACAGCTTGGGCCACGGCCTGGGCGGACCGCTCCCGAAGCATCAATACCGGCTGACCGTCGAGGTGCCGCCAACGATGACCGTCGTCCGGTGGACCGACTGGGCGCCGGGCAACGTCACGCCCGAGACGTTCGCGAGACTCAACGCCACCGCCGGGAAGGATGGCAAGTCGCAGTGGGAGACGTGGTTCATCCGCTTCGGGGTGGTGCCGCCGTCCGCCATCGTCGCGTGTCGCGACATGATCGCGGGCGTCGACGTGGGTGATTGGGCCAAGTCCGGTCCGGCTGACGGGACCGCTATGGCGGTGCCGCCCTGGCGCCGACAGGCGTGGCACAAGCAGCTCCTAAAGCAGCAAGCCCGCTATCTGCGCGCCGTCGCGGCCGAGGAGCCTACGCCCCGACCCACGTCGCGCCCGCCAGCGACTCGCCAAAGGCTACTGAGCGGCTTGTAGACCGGCACGGCCAGGAGCTCGCGAGAGATCGCGAGGGCCTCCACGCTCCGGCTTCGGCACTGCAGGTCTACGACGTCGAGCGCGACCTTAGGGGCGACGCAAGCGGTCGTGCAGATCCTGGTGTTGGTGAGCAGTTTTTCGAAGGGCTCCATAGGGCAGCTCATGTGCCGTCCGGGCCGCCACCGCATTCACATGAGCGAGCTTCATGTAGGCGACGGCGGCCCGACCAGAGTGGGAGAGTGCGTGCTGCCGGGCCGCCTGGTGTGACACCAGCCGAGCGAGCGGCAAGACCGGGGTGACCAACTTGGATCTGGCACCTTGGCCGTATTGGACAAGCGCACTGCCTCACAGCTTTGCCACCAGATGGGAGGCGAGGCATAAGCGAGATTGAAGATCAATCAATGTTTATTGTTCGATGGCTTAGGCCGTTTTTCAACGAAGATTGATCTTGCGCGCGGGTCGCGACGCATGTAGCTGGTGCCCGCGCAGCCAAATCAAAACCAAGCGCTGCACTGGGGCATTTCCATGCACATCGTTCCAACTGAGGTATTCCGCGCCGCCGCGGAGGCAATCGCCTGTCTGCGTCCCTGCCTGCTTAAAGGGCGAGTGACCGCAGATCAAGTCAAGATCGCACTCGGGGAGCACCTCAACGTGTGGCCCGCGTCGATCTTCCAATCCGAAGACGGGGATGTCGAATCGCAACCTCGAACCGAAGCGCCGACGCCTGATGTAGGCGAAGGCCGCTCCGTGGTTGTGGTCGACATGGACGACCTCGAAAGCCTTCTCGCGGAACTTGACGGCATGGCGCCGTAG